ATATGGGGGCTTTTTTTTGCCCGTCGATAATCACCGCGACCGGATCAACCGACAGCCCATCGAACCACCACCACCCCGACAAAATCCACCACCATCACACCACCACCGGACGACCGCCAACCGGCGCACCATCAGACCGATTCTAAGGCGTTCTAAGCTATCCCGCGCATCAACCTGCTACCATAGCACCGCCATGGCCAGCGACCGGCTAACGCGATCCTGTGGCCTCGTAGGTACTCTGCTAGGGGCAAGGCCGTGGGTATTTCGCGCCTCGACTTTCTTGCACAAATAGAATATTCGTGATTAAATCCGTCTGAAACATAAACGCACTTTGGAAGCTCAGAAATGCCATCTGATTATCAGGAGAAGTTAAAGCTATTCTTAGCGCAATCAGTGACTTGTCCTGAATGCAGTAAGACTATGCCTATGTCTGAATGGCCTAAGTTTAAATCAAATGGAAGGCCAAGAAGAACTTGCTGCAAAACAACTGGATGGAATAACACTAAGAAATACCTTGATAGGCAGAAAGAAGTTAACGGGGAAATTCATTTTCTATGCAGGGTTTGTGATAAGCACAAGAGCCAATCGGACTTTTACCGCAGTAAAGGGTTAGTTCAATCGGGTTGCAAACAGTGTCACTCAGAGAAGTATGCTGAATACAGATCGCTCAGTCGCATAAAGGCTGTGGCGCAAACTAAGATAAAGAAGATAAAGAAAGAAAGCGAGATTATTGAATGTAAGGATTGTGGTCGCAAGATCAAGCGAAGGGACTTCCCTGTGGAAAAGTCTGGCAGGATTGCTTCCAGGTGCTGCGCTGAAAGAACTTTGGCGAATATTAATAACTCATTGAGGAAGAGAGGAGTTAAGTTCTGTAATCATTGCGGTGTAGTTAAGCCTCTGGATCACTTCCAGAAGTCTACTAGAGGTTATGTTAGTCACTGTAAAATGTGCAGGAAGGCTATTGCAGTGAGGAATCAATATAATGAGAAAAGAGCAAATAGGGTCTACGGCACTGATGACGGAAGCATTAACTCCGAATCTCTAAAAGATTTATTCATACCTAGCAAGAATTGTTGTGTCTGTGATGACAAGATGGAATTTAACGATAAGACCTTAGATCACATTGTTCCATTGTCTAAGGGTGGAAGGCATATACTGAGTAACGTAATGGTTATGTGCCACAGGTGCAATTCAGCCAAGAACAACAAGTTACCAAAAGATTGGTTTTTGTCATTATCGGATACAAGCAAATTTTCGGTAGTTAAATATTTTGAGTCTAGGAACGATCTTGATCTAGGGATAATTAAATGAGTGGTGTTTCATTAGGCTCGCCATATGACGAGGCAAGGACAAGAAAGGTAAATGCAGAGGCGGAGATCGCAGAGCTAGAGCTGGCGCGGGTTCACGGGACGCTAGTGATTGCTGTCGATGTAGTCCAAGCATGGGAAGAGGTCTTGGGAGCGTTGAAAGGAAAGCTGCTATCTATCCCAACAAAAGCTGCTCCAGTTGTTTCGGCTGAACCTGACGCTGCTCAGTGTCAGCACATACTAGAAGATTTAATGAACGAAGCGTTAGAGGAATTGAGTAACTATGAGCCAAGCATTGATCCATCATCAACCAGCGGACTTAGTGACCCATCTGAAGACGGCGATACAGAGTCTAAAGCCGCCACCAAGACTAACAGTAAGCGAGTGGGCCGACCAAAAAAGGCGGCTAGACTCACAGACAAGTAGTGAGCCTGGTCGATGGTATACTTCCCGTGCAGAGTATCAGCGAGGGATTATGGATGCTTGTGGTGATCCTGCTAATCGTGAAGTGGTTGTTATGGCTGGCGCTCAGTTAGGCAAGTCCGAGGCTATCCTAAACATCATTGGCTATCACATTGATAACGACCCTAGCCCGATCTTGGTTCTCCAGCCGTCACTTGACATGGCTCAGAGCTTCTCAAAGGATCGAGTTGCTAATGGCCTGCTTAAATCGACCCCTTGTTTACGAAATAAAGTAAAAGACCCTCGCGCTAGGGACAGTGGCAACACAACTCTGCACAAACTATTCCCTGGTGGAAGCCTGACGCTTGTCGGCGCTAACAGTCCGTCTGGACTTGCATCCCGTCCTATACGTTTAGTTCTTTGCGATGAGGTTGACCGTTACCCGTCTAGTGCTGGATCTGAAGGTGATCCTGTTCAACTTGCGCGTAAGCGAGCTGCTACGTTCTGGAACCGTAAGATCATTATGGTTTCTACTCCGACCAATAAGGATGCCAGTCGTATCGAGGAGGCGTTCGAGGGTTCTGATCAGCGTCACTTTCATGTCCCGTGCAAACACTGTCACCACGAGCAGACGCTAAAGTGGGCCAATGTACAATGGATCGATAAAGACCCTGAGACTGCTTCGTATGAGTGTTCAGGTTGCGCTGTCCTCTGGACTGATTCTGACAGGCGCTGGTCTATCCGTAACGGAACGTGGAAGGCTAAGAAGGAGTTTGCTGGGATTGCCGGTTTCTGTATTTCTGGTCTGTACTCACCCTGGACTCCATTGTCTGACGGCGTTCGTGACTTTCTCGCTATGCGTAAGAACCCTGAGCAGTTGAGGGTGTGGACTAACACTTACCTGGGCGAGAGTTGGGAAGATCAGGGCGAGACCATTGATGACTATTCTTTGGCCGAGCGCAGAGAAGCCTACGGTGAGAACATACCGAATGAAGTAGTGTTCTTGACCTGCGGCGTTGACGTACAGGATGATCGCTTGGAGCTGTCGATTATTGGTTGGGGCCGTGATGACGAATCATGGGTAATTGACCACCAGATACTTTATGGGGACCCCTCGACTCCGCAGCTTTGGACGGCACTTGATAGCCGATTATTCACTACTTACCTGACTAATGATGGCCGTCAGTTGCCAATTAGGGCAAGCTGCATAGACTCTGGCGGGCATTTTACAAATGCTGTATACTCCTACGCGAAGAAGAACTATGCTAGACGGGTTTTTGCGATTAAGGGAGTTGGTGGTGAAGGTAAAGCCATTGTTGGCCGCCCATCAAAGAACAATATCGGCAAATGTTTGCTTTTCCCCGTTGGTGTAAATACAGCTAAAGATTTGTTGTTCGCCAGGATGCGAATAAGTGATGAAGGCGCTGGTTATATACATTTCCATGATGATTTGCATGATGAGTATTTCAGGCAGTTAACTGCTGAGAAGATTATCACCAAATACACCAGGGGATTTAAGAAGCGCATATTTCAGAAGATTAGGCCAAGGAATGAGGCGTTGGATTGCTTTGTGTACGCAATTGCTGCGTACGCCATATTGAATATTGACGTTAATAGTATAGCGAATAAACGCGATAGTGATATGAGAATTACTGAAGACGTTAAGCCGACAAAACAGCAGACTCCATTTGTGCCTAAAGTGGCAAAAGGGTTTGTTAACTCATGGCGCTAAAGGAAAGATAAATGGCTAATGCTTTTGACGCGACTAATGCCCCTGAAGGTGAGCCAGAATCGGTTGTTGTTGGCGACTTTCTTCAGTGGAAGCGTTCTGACCTAGTTTCTGACTACCCTACCGATTTATACACTGCGACTTACGTTGCTAAAGTTACTGGCGGCAGCGATGAAATAACTATCGCAATGACTGGCCAGACTACTCACTACTTAGCAACCGTACCCAGTACTACCAGCTCTGCCTTTGTCAAAGGTGATTACCACTACCAGCTTGAGATCAAGCGTAACTCAGATGATGAGCGAGTGGTTGTTGACCGAGGTTACATCTCAGTCATCCCTGACTTAGATAACGCTGCGGCTGACCCAAGAAGTCACGCTGAGATCATGTTGTCTAAGATAGAAACAGTCTTATCTGGTAAAGCAGATGCTGACGTTTCTAGCTACTCGATTGCAGGTCGATCCTTAACTAAGATGACATTCCAAGAATTGATTGATGCTCGCAACTTCTACAAGTCTGAAGTTGTGAAGGAGAATCAAAAGCTGGACATTGCCCAAGGTCGTAAGGGCGCAGCAACTATACAAGTGAGGTTTTAAGTGGGATTATTTGACCGATTTAAGGCCAAGCCTGAGCCAAAGAACAAGATCTTCAAGCGTTCGTATCAAGGAGCCAACACAGGTTACTTGTTTGCCGACTTTAAAGCCTCTGAGCGAAGTGCGGACAGTGAATTACGCCCAGCAATAAGAATTCTTCGATCTAGGGCGCGAGACCTTGCTCGGAATAACGAATACGTCAAAAGATACCTAACATTGCTAAAAACTAACGTGATTGGCGACAAAGGGTTCGGAGTTCAGATAAAAGCACTTGATAGTGTTGGTAAATTGGACCGTGACGGCAACCAGCGTGTTGAAACAGCGTTTAAACAGTGGGGAAAGCTGGGCAGATGCACTGTTGACGGCAAACTTTCATGGCTTGATGCTCAAAAACTGGCTATAGAATGCCTTGGTCGTGATGGTGAAGTGTTCATTGTTAAGCATCGTGGAGCAGATTTTCACGATTCGTTCGCACTAGAATTCATCGAGCCTGATCAGGTTGACGAGCAAAAGAACGAAAGATTGGCCAATGGCAACGAAGTACGCATGGGTATTGAGCTAAACAAGTTCAAAAAGCCTGTTGCTTACCACGTTTTGAGCTATCACCCTGGTGATTACGACTACACGACCTCTGGTAAGTCACCAAAGCACATCAGAATCCCTGCTGACCGCATGATTCACCTGTACGACCCGATGAGAGCTGGTCAGACGCGAGGAGAGCCGTGGATTTCACCGGCTTTAGCGTCAATTAAGCAGTTGGGCGCTCTGAGAGAGGCTGCCATCGTAAATGCGCGCATTGGTGCGTCTAAGATGGGCTTTTTCACGTCTCCGACTGGCGACGGCTTCGTGGCTGACGATTTAGATGGCAATATGCCGATAATGGAAGCGTCTCCAGGCACTTTCCACCAGCTTCCTAATGGAGTTGACTTCAAGAGCTTTGATCCGCAGTACCCAAATAACGAGTTTGATGTATTTCATAAAGCCGTTTTGAAGGGTATTGCATCGTCTCTGGGTGTTAGTTACACCAGCCTGTCTAACGATTTAGAGGCTACCAGCTACAGCTCTATCCGTCAGGGTGCGCTTGAAGAGCGAGATCAGTACCGTAACCTGCAAGCATTTATGATTCAGCACTTTGTTCGCATCGTGTTTGATGAGTGGCTTGGCGCTGCGATGGAAATTAACAGCTTTGGCATACCTTTGCGTCAATATGAGCGATTTTCTGATGCTGCTGAGTTCAGAGGCAAGGCTTGGAGCTGGGTTGACCCGCAGAAAGAGATGAATGCTGCTGTAATGGGGCTGAAGAACGGCGTGTTAAGCCTTCAGGACGTTGCATCGCAGTACGGCAAGGATGTTGAAGAGTTAGTCTCGCAGATTGCTAGGGATCGTGATATCGCCGAGCAGTTTGGTGTCAGATATGCGCTGGAACCCTTCGGAGTCACGCTAAACTCTGTAAATCCTGATATAATCGAGGATGATGATGCCGAAGTACAAGGGTAAAGAGATAAATACCCGTCCTAGTGACGGAATGGTCTCAGAAGCCAACCGAGGACTTGATTGGCGAAAAGAATACGGACGCGGAGGCACTGAAGTTGGTGTGGCTCGCGCAAGAGACATTAAGAATCGCAAGGAGCTTTCTTTCGATACCGTTAAGAGAATGTATTCATTCTTCTCTCGGCATGAGGTTGATAAGAAGGCCGAGGGATTTAGCCCAGGAGAGGAAGGTTATCCATCAGCAGGCAGAATTGCATGGGCTTTGTGGGGTGGAGATGCAGGATTCTCATGGTCGCGTAGAATCGCAAACCAAATTAACGATGATCGAAGTGAAGAGGTTATTACTATGGACAACGAAGAACTAGAAGGTGTAGTTGTCGAGGAAGAAGTTGTTGAGCGTTCTGCTGAAGAGGTAGAAGCCCTGGTTGAAGAGGTAGCTGAAGAAGCTGCTGAAGAAGCCATTGAAGACGATACTACGACCGAGCGTAAAGGCGTTGAAGTTAAGCACAGATCGATGGCACTTGATATGTCTCCTATTGATGAGGAGAAGAGAACTGTTCAAATAGCTATTTCAAGTGAAGAGCCTGTTGAGCGTTCATTCGGTAAAGAGATATTGGACCATACTGCCGAGGCGATTGATTTGTCGTTCTTAGCGTCTGGTCGCGCACCGCTGCTGTTGGATCACGATCCAGAGAAGCAGGTTGGTGTTATAGAATCAGTAGAACTTGATGGGCAATCGCGTAGACTGCGCGCAAAGGTTCGCTTTGGAAAAGGCGAGCTAGCCCGTGAGGCATTCTCTGATGTTGTTGATGGTATTAAAGCCAACATTTCGGTTGGTTATGCTATCAGCAAGATGGAAAAGGATTCACGCAATAAAGACACATATCGTGCCAAGTCGTGGAAGCCTGTAGAAGCAAGTTTGGTGTCTATTCCTGCCGATATGACAGTTGGCGTTGGGCGGTCGAGCGAACCTTCACATAAACCCGTAATTAAAACTTCATTTAAAGAGAGAAATACTATGTCAGAAGTTGATATCGAAGCGGTAAAAGCTGAAGCACAGCAATCCGCACAACGTAACGCAGCTCAGATCGTTGAGCTTGGATCTCGTCACAATCAAGGTGAAATGGCTCGCAAAGCAATTAGCGAAGGCCGTAGCATCGAAGAGTTTCGTGGTGAGTTGTTAGAAACTATTGGTTCACAGCGTGGCTTGGAAGATCAGTCCGTTGGTATGAGCAAAAAAGAAGTTCGTAAGTTCAGCTTGGCTCGTGCTGTTAACGCACTTGCAAACCCAACTGATCGCCGCGCTCAAGAAGCTGCTGCTTTTGAGTTTGAGTGTTCACGAGCTGCTGCCGACCAGTACGGCACTACTGCACAAGGTCTGATGCTTCCTGCTGAAGTACTTCGCACTTGGAAGCGTGACATGAACAGCGGTGATGATGCTGCTCTGTTCTCTGATGACTTCCGTGGCGGTGACTTCATCGATGCACTTCGCAACTCTTCTTCTGTCATGCAAGCTGGCGCTCGTATGCTGGGCGGTTTGAGCGGCGACGTTAAGATCCCTCGTAAGAGTGCTGCATCTACTGCTGCTTGGATTGCAACTGAAGGTGGCGATTCTACTGAAAGCGAAATGACTGTTGGTCAGGTGTCTTTGGCCCCTAAGACTCTCGGTGCTTTCACTGACGTAACTCGTCAACTGTTGATCCAATCTAGCCTGGACGTTGAAGCCCTGATTCGTGATGACCTGAGCCGCGCTCTTGCAATCGCAATCGATAAGGCTGGTCTGGAAGGAACTGGCGCAAACGGTCAGCCTACTGGTATCCTAAACACTAATGGCGTTAACTCAGTAACTAACTTTGCTGCTGCTAACCCAACCTTTGCTGAGGTGGTAACTCTTGAGACTGCTGTAGCTGAAGACAATGCTCTGATGGGCAACCTGTCTTACATCATGCCTGCTGGCATGTACGGCGCTCTGAAGACTACTGAGAAAGCTGCTAACACTGCTCAGTTCGTAGTTGAGCCAGGCGGCACCATCAACGGATATCGCGGAATCGTTTCCAACCAGGCTACTTCTGGAAACCTTTACTTCGGTAACTTTGATGACCTTCTTATCGGTATGTTTGGCGGCTTGGATCTTACTGTTGATCCATACAGCTTGTCTAAGAGCGGTACTATTCGTCTGGTTGCTTTGCAGTCAGTTGATGTTGCAGTACGTCACGCTGTTAGCTTCGCAGTCGGCAACGACGGCGCGTAAGTAGTTAGTAATTAGTCGAGGGGCTTCGGCCCCTCTTCTTTACTTATGTCAATTCGTTGAGTTGGCATTATTAAAGGAGAATGTTATGAAATATGAAGTAATTAAAAGCTGCGTTATCCACGGTAAAACCCATAAAGTTGGCGCTCATGTTGAAGTAGATGACAAGCGTGTATTGGAAAACCTGATGGGAATGGGTCGCTTGATTCCTGTTGCTGAGTCTGTCGTATTAGAAGATCGCAGCATCGAAGTGACTGAATCTGCACCGAAAGTTAAGAAGCGGTCTAAGTTTAAGTAATGGCTATTGAGACTGGCATTGAACGCGCAATAATGCTCGCTGACTTTGGCGAGCTTGTTACGTTTACGCCTTTTGGTGGATCGTCTGTTTCTATTACTGGTATCTTCGACAGCACTTATGAGGCTGTTGACAGTGGTGGATCGGTTTCTTTTGCAGTTGAGCAGCCAAGATTGACAGTTAAAACATCAGATGTTTCTGGTGTTGCTGAAGGTGACTCTTTTACGGTTAGGTCATCAGATTACATTGCTAGAATTGTTATGGCTGACGGAACTGGAATTACTGAGATTGCTTTAGAGGCACAATAATGGCTCATGTAAGAAAGCTGCTGAGAGACCAGATAACATCTACTTTAACTGGCTTGTCTACTACTGGCAGCAACATATATCAAAGTAGAGTCTATCCCTTGGCAGCAGATAAGCTACCGGGTCTTTTGATATTCAGCAAGAGTGAAAATGTTGAGTATTCATCTATGGGGCTGCCCAGGATTCAGGAAAGGACAGTCAGCTTCACGCTGGAAGTTTACGTCAAAGGCGTAAGTGGATACGATAATTCCCTGGATCAAATTTGTCTTGAGGTTGAAGAAGCGTTATATGCTGATATAACCCTTAATGGCAATGCGGCAAATGTAATGCTTTCTGATTTTTCAGCAGACTTTAATGGTGATGGTGATCAGCCTGTTGCGGTGGCTACTATGACTGTTGATGTGTTATATCGGGTTAGAGAAAATAACCCTGATGTGGCAATTTAATGGCGATTTTCGCTTACGTTAATTAATGCGCTATGGCGCTTAGAGGTATTTAGAAATGGCAACATACACAGGTAAAAATGGCGCAGTCTACGTTGGTGCAAACGCTGTCGCTGAAATTAAAGATTGGTCTCTTGAGACTACTTCCGAAACAGTAGCTGATACTGTTATGGGTGACTCTTGGGTTAGCCACAAGCCAACTCTCAAGTCTTGGACTTCATCGTTCAACGCAATTTGGGATGACGCAGACACTACTGGTCAATTAGCTTTAACAGAAGGTGCAGAAGTGACTATAAACCTGTATCCTACTGGAAATAACTCCGGTGATGTGGAATGGTCTGGTGCTGTTATTGTTACATCTGTAAGCAAATCAGCATCTTTTGATGGCCTTGTTGAGGCTTCTTTCTCTGTCACCGGCAATGGCGCGTTAACTACTGGCACGGTGTAAAACATGGGAAAACTAATTGATACTGCTGTATCACACTTCAATACTAAAGCTATTCGGAAACTATATGTCGAAGAATGGGATGTTACTGTCTATACCAAAAACCTATCTTTAGACGACAAGTCTAAGTGGATGAGTAGAGCGGATGGTGACACCACTGATTATTTGGTTTACTCCATTATTTATGGAACAACTGATGAGAAAGGTGAGTCTTTATTTGATATTGGTGACAAGGTTAAGTTACGCAGAAATGCTGACCCAGAAGTGGTATCAAGAATCGCTAGTTTTATTCTAACTCCTGATGCAGAGACTGAAGAAGGACGCGAAAAAAACTAATCGATGATCAAGGAAATGTCACCGAGCTGTATAATATGTACAGCTTGGCTGACTACCTTGGTCAACCACTTTCGACAATATACGCTATGACCGTTGATGAGTTTAATCACTGGTTTACTTTTATTAAGCTGAAAAGAGAAAAGGAAGATGGCAGCAGAAACCGTAGTAATTCAGCTAAAAGGTGAGGATAAATTCTCGCAGGTCTATGCGACATTTAACAGCTCTACCCAGCAGATTGAAAAGCAAGTTAAAAACCTAACTCAGGCGCTCTTGCTTGAAGGTAATGCTGTTGGCAAAACCACTAACGAACTGGAGTTGATGAAGCTCCAGATGATGGGTGCCAGCAAAGTTCAGTTGGATGCCGTTAAATCAGCTCAAATCTTCCGTGACAAGCAAATCGCATTAGCTAAATCAAGTGGCGCAGTAACTCAACAATTTCGCTTTATGCGTGGTGGTTTAGGTCAAGTAGGTCATCAGGTCCAGGATATCGCTGTACAGCTTCAGATGGGTCAGAACGCCATGCTGGTGTTTGGTCAGCAGGGTTCTCAGATTGCATCTCTTTTCGGACCTCACGGCGCGGTTATTGGTGCGTTACTTGCTGTGAGCGCCGCTGTAGCTACATCTCTTTTCCCCTCAATGAAGAAGTCTGCTAAAACAGTTAAAACTTTGGCTGAACGTATCGCTGAGTTAAATGAAGAATTCAAGGATATTACAGAGACGCAAAGGCAATATCTTCGTGGTCAAGAGGCTATTTCTGCATTTAAATTAAAGGAAGACATTAAAGAGCAAGAAAAGGCTATTGCTGATCTTAATAAAGAATATAAGGATGCAGTATCGATAGTAAATGAAAATGCAGTTGCAAGTGCAAAAAGTGCTGCTTCTGCAAATGCTTTAGCCAGAAGACATAAAGAAGCTCAAAACGTAATTGATGGGTTTAACTCGTCTAATGCAGAGGCAACTGCGGAGCTTGACACTCTTAATCAAGAATTAGATCTAAATAAGCAAAGATATAACGATTTAAAAAATCCTGTCGCAGCAGCCGCGAGAGAGTATCAGAATGTAATTCAGAATCTGAAAGATCAAGTTAAACAGCTAGGTTTGAGCGGCGATGCCTTATTTATATACCAGCAGAAACAAAAAGGTGCTACCGATCAAGATGCTCTTGCCGCGCTAGAACTTCATAACAAAATAGAAGCTCACAAAAAAGCTACGCAAGAAATTATTGATGGCTTACAAGCTGAGGCTGATGAACGTAAGAAGCTAGAAGAGCAGAAAAAACGCCAAAAAGAGTTAGATGATAAAAAAGCTAAGTCAGATGCCGAAAGACGACTTCAGCAGGTCGAAAACATCAGGAAAAGCCATCTTGATGAAACTGCTGCTATATCGCAAAAGTATAAAGATCAAAGGGCAATTATTGATCTGGCGATGAAGGATGAGGGCGCTGATCAAGCAATGCTTGCCGAGTTAAGGGCGCAAACTCAGATCGAAGAGCAAGAGGCTCTTGCACAACATCTTGAAGCTAAAGATAAGCTGATGCAAGAATTCGTCGATAAAGAGACAGAGCGGCAAGAAAAGCGCGCAGAACATCAGAAAAAGATGGAGATGCAGAAGAAAGAGCTTGCTCTGGCTACTGTTGGCGTTTATGGGTCGATGGCAGATCAGATTGCTGCTGCAATGGAAGATGGCTCTGGCGCTCAGAAAGCCATGTTCTTGGTCGCTAAGGGTCTAGCAGTAGCCGAGGCTATAATTAATGCTAACCTAGCTTACACGAAGACTATAGCCCAATTTGGTGCTGCTGGTGTCCCATTGGCTGAAGCTGTTAGAGCATCTGGTTATGTCAGTGCTGGCCTGATCGCTGGTCAAGCTATTGCCTCGTTTGAAGGCGGCGGTATGACTGGCTCTGGCGTTAGATCTGGCGGCATGGATGGTAAGGGTGGCAGATTAGCTATGGTTCACCCGAATGAGAAGATAACTGATCTGCACAAAGGGCAAGGTGACTCTAAAGTAGTCCATGTTAATTTTAATATTCAGGCTAATGACACCGCTGGATTTGACAGGCTTCTTAATTCTCGCAGAGGCCAGATTGTCAGCATGATTAACCAGGCAGTAAATGATCGCGGGAGACCATCAATCGCATGAGTGGAACATACCCAACAAGCCCAGTATTTAATAGCGTAGGTTTTAACAGCGTCCACTATAACCTTTCTAGCACGAGTGTATCTGGACGAACCCAAGTTAGGAATATTGGTGGTCAAAGATTTGAGTTTTCAGCATCATATCCTTCATTGACTCGCGCTGAGTTTGCTCCAGTAGTGGCTTTCATTATGTCTCAAAGGGGTATGGCTGAAACTTTTACTATCGTGTTGCCTGAGATTAGTTCTAAATCAGGAGATGCAACAGGCTCAGTTCTTACCAGTGCATCAGAAGCAATAGGGCAAACAACTATTTCGGTTGATGGTTTTACCGGGACATTAAAGGCTGGTGATATGATCAAGTTTGACAACCACAGTAAAGTTTACATGGTGGTTTCAGATTTGACTGGTGCTGGTGACTTGCAGATTCAGCCCGCTTTGCGTGTAGCTGTCTCTGATAACACTGTTGTTACTTATGATAATGTACCGTTTACTGTCCGCTTAAATAATGATGTTCAGGAATATACCTTGGGTTTAGCTTCTCTGGTAGACTACGAAGTAGATTTCATTGAGGCCGTATAATGACCAGAGCGATAGACGCATCAACCATTGCAGAGCTTGCAAAGGATGACTTTAACCTTGCGACACTGATTAAATTAGAGTTCGACACTCCGCTTTATATTACCGACTGGGATAGATCAGTTACGGCTTTATCTGCAAATTGGGTTAGCAGCCCTCACTTCCTATCAACTGGCGATGCCACTGAAACATCAGATTTAAGAGTTAATACTTTAAACATAACGCTATCTGGCGTTGAGCAATCATACATCAGCATCTTCTTGTCGCAAGATTATATAGATAAACCAATTAAGTTTTATCGCGCTGTATTAGATGATTCTGATGTCGTTATTGGCGCACCCATTCTTGTATTTGATGGGTTAATGACTGGCTTTGATATAGAAGACACCGAAGATTCAAGCCAAATTACTGTTAATTGCGCTTCTCACTGGAAAGACTTTGAGAAAGAAAATGGGCGCAAGACCAATGACAATTCACAAAAGATATATTTTCCGAATGATGATGGATTTGAATTCGCCGCCAAAACAATTAAAGATTTGAAGTGGGGACGTAAATAATGGGCATTGGTTTATTTGTTGCTTTATTTGTTGCTACAACTGCCGCATCTTATGTGATGACAAGACAGGCCATGAAAAAGGCCAAGCAAGCTGCTGATGAGATGGCTGGCGTTCTTGTCAATAAAGAATCAAACATTGAGCCTATCCCAGTTATCTACGGAGAGCGTAGGGTTGGCGGTGTGCGCGTATTTGTTTCAACAAAGGATGTTGAAGGCGGCGATAAAAATGAGTTTTTATATATTGCCCTGGCGATGGCTGAAGGTGAAGTCGAATCCATAACGGATATATTTATTGATGATGTGCCAATTACTGACAGCAAGTATTTTGGCCTTTATACAATAAACGTCCACACCGGCGCTGATGACCAAGCGTATGACCCGTTATTAACTGAGGCTAACGCTGGCTGGACATCTAACCATACACTTAGCGGAGTTGCATATTTAGCGATTAAACTAAAGTGGGACGCAAATGTATTTCAGGGCGTGCCAGATATAACCGCAATAGTCAAAGGCCGAAAGGTTTATGACCCGCGCAGTACAAATACAGTTTTTAGTAACAACCCAGCGTTATGCATTCGAGATTATCTAACAAACAATCGTTACGGTAAGGGTATTCCTGCATCAGCCATCGATGATACGGCTTTTATTGCCGCTGCTAATGACTGCGATGAATCGGTAACATTTTACTCTGGCGGTGGCACAGGAAAGATATTTGAATGCAATGCCGTCCTCAAAACTGATGACACATTATTTTCTAACATAGAAAAAATGCTAATGGGTTGCCGAGGTTTCTTACCTTACAACCAGGGGCTTTATAGCTTAATTATTGATAAGAGCCGGTCAAGTGTTTTTGCCTTCGATCAGGATACAATAATTGGTGGTATTTCAATAAAGGGCGAAACAAAAGAAAATAAATTTAATCGCGTATTGGTTAAGTTCGCTAACCCTGTTGTCAACTATCAGCCTGACCAAGCTGTTTGGCCTGAAGCTGGATCAACCGAGGAAACTACATTCCTTGAGGAAGATAATGGCACTCTTCTGGTTGAAGAGCTAACCCTTGAAACAATCACTAATTACTACGCTGCCAGGGATTTAGCTAGGGTTGTATTAAAGCGGTCGAGAAATGCCCTTAGAACGTCGTTTAGGGCCACTAGCGAGGCTTTACAGCTATCTGTAGGGGATGTGGTAACGGTAACGCATGACACCCCTGCATGGAATGCAAAGCCATTTCAGGTTGAATCTATTTCACTAAATTATGATGGAACGTGTGATGTAGGGCTGCTTGAATATGACTCCACAATCTACACTTATGATTTAGCGGCTGAAGAAAAAACATACCCTGACACTGCACTGCCTGATCCGTTTTCTGTGTCACCCCCGACCAATTTAACGGCCACTTCAACAACTATTGTTGCAGATGACGGAACACTACTGCCCTCTTTGCGCCTTAACTGGGCTGCAAGCGCCGACTCATTTGTTAGCCAGTATGAAGTGCAATACCAGAGAGGGGCTGCAATTATTGATTTGGGCAGTATTGCGGATAATTACGATACCTCTGAAAACTATGGCTTGATTACTGCTGCGGCATCTATTTCTCTGGATTATGGGTCTATTGATGAGGCGGTTCCAATTGATGAGCCTGATTACAATTCTACATTTGTAACTACAACGCAATACATATTGAAAAGCGTTACTCCAAGTGCAAATTATAATATTCGCATTCGCGCTGTTAATGATCTTGGCGTTAAAAGTAATTTTGTCACTATTTCTGGGCTTGCTGAAGGTGATACAGATGCCCCAGGAATACCCGATTCAATTATTGCAACAGGCAGTTTGCGTGAAATTACTTTAAGCTGGGTGCCGCCAACTGACCCGGATTATAGTCATGTTGAAATATGGGAAAACGCAGTAAATAATTTTTCCACTGCAACTAAAATTGCAACTGCTGGCGGTGATTATTTTAGCCGTACAGGTCTTGGCTACAATGTTCTGAAATATTATTGGCTCAAGTCTGTTGATTACAGCGGCAATATCTCTGATGAATCAACTGTTGCATCTGCGACTACATTGTTTGTTGATACAGATTCATTTAGCCAGGCAGTTAATGATCTGTTCGCTGAGTCAGGTGCTTACGGTATTGAGCCAGTTTCCTCATTGCCAGCAACTGGTGACTTTGACGGTCAGATCAAATATAACACGACAGAAAATAAACTTTACCGCTGGGATTCTGCTACATCATCTTGGACTGATGACATCTTTTCGATTGAGGCTGGAACCGTTGACGCTGCATCATTTGCATCTGGAATTGAGCCGATCAGCATTGTAACTACTTTGCCAAACCCAAGCGGATACACTGGCCCTAAGTTAGTCTTTTTGACCACTGACAATAAAATCTATCGTTATACTGGTAGCGAGTGGACTTCTGAGATACCTGCCGCTGATATTGATGGGGCATTGGCTTCGGCAAACTTCCCTAGCGACTTGCGACCGATTGAGATTGTCACATCACTGCCGACTACTGGTAACTTTCAGGGCCGACAAGTATTTCTGACAACTGATAATAAAACCTATCGCTTTGACGGCTCTGCATTTATCGCAACTGTTGCGACTGTTGACCTACAGGGAACAATTGCCAGCACTCAGTTAGCTGCTGCCGCTGTTACTAACGCTAAGATCGCAGTCAATGCCATTCAAGGGGACGTAATCGCTGCCGGAGCTATTACTGCTGCCAAAATACTTGATGGCGCAATTAGTGAGCTTAAGCTGGCTAACGATGCGGTCACAAATGCCAAAATAGCCACTGACGCAATTACCGCTGACGTTATTGCCACAGGAGCAATTACAGCAGACGCTATCACGGCTGGTGCGATTACTTCTTTAAAGCTGGCTGATGATGCCGTTACAAATGCAAAGATCGCTATTGATGCTGTTCAAGGAGATGTTATTGCCGCCAGTGCGATTACTTCTGACAAGTTGTTAGATGGTGCGGTTAATGAGTTAAAGATTGCATCAAATGCCGTAACAAATGCAAAGATAGCCACTAATGCGGTTACTGCTGATGTTATAGCTGCTGGGGCTATCACTGAAACAAAGATAGCTAGTGACGCAGTAACAAATGCCAAATTAGCTATAAATGCTGTTCAGGGTGATGTCATTGCAGCAGGTGCTATTACTGAAGACAAGATTGGTGCTGATGCAGTTACCACCGCCAAACTTGCAAATGATGCTGTAACTGAAGATATTATTGCGGCCAGTGCGATAACCACAACGAAGATTGCCAGTGATGCAATTACAACGGCTAAAATAGCAGCAAATGCTATTACAGCATCTGAGCTTTCGGCAAATTCCGTAACAAGTGACAAGATAATAGCCAATGCGATCACCAGCGCAAAGATTTCAGCGGGCGCGGTAACTGCAAGCGAGATAGCAGCAAATGCCATTACTTCCGCTAAAATTGCAGCCGATGCTATTACGGCTGATAAAATAGCTGCTGATGCTGTAACTGCTGACGCTATTGCAGCAAACACGATTACCGCTGCTGAGATTGCCACTGGTGCTATCACTGCTGATGAAATAGCTGCAAATGCAATTACTTCAGCTAAAATCGCAGCCAATACAATTACCGCAGGAGATATTGCAGCCAATGCAATTACCACTTCTGAGCTTGCTGCTGACGCGGTTACGGCAGATAACATTGCAGCAGGAGCCGTAGTCACTGAATCACTAGCAGCAGATTCTATCACTACAGCCAAAATTGCAGCGGGTGCGATTACAGCAGATGAGATTGCAGCAGCAGCTATTACGACTGGAAAGATAGCCGCAGGAGCCGTTACTGCTGATGAGATATCCGCTAACGCCATAACTAGTGGAAAGATAGCCGCTGATACGATTGTCGCTGCTGACATTGCCGCTGGAGCTATTACAGCTTCTGAATTATCTGCTGGATCGGTAACAACTGCAAAGCTAGATGCTGCCGCTATAACTTCTGAAAAGATTGCCGCTGGAGCAATAACATCAGACACCATCGCTGCAAATGCTATCACCAGTGCCAAGATACAAGCGGGAGCCGTTGTTGCTGACACTATAGCTGCTGATGCTATAACTACTGCAAAGATCGCTGCTGGGGCCATTACTGCCGCAGAGATAGCTGCTGCCGCGATAACCGCAGGAAAGATTGCTGCTGATGCGGTCACAGCTACAAATATAGCTGCCGATGCTGTTACAGCCGATGCTATAGCTGCCAATGCGGTTACAGCCGATTCAATAGCCGCCAACTCTATCACTACAGTTAAGATCGCCGCTGACGCGATTACGTCAAATGAAATAGCGACTGGTGCTGTAACTGCTGATTCCATATCTGCTGGAAGCATATCTACTGCCGCGATTGCTGCTGATGCGATTACAGCTAACCTGATTGCCGCTAATGCGGTAACTGCTGAAAGCATTGCTGCCGACTCGATAACTAGCGCAAAGATAGCCGCCGATGCGGTTACTGCTGGCGCTATTCAAGCTGGCGCTATTGGGGCTGACGCTATTGCCGCTAACGCAATCACTGCTGATGCTATTGCTGCTGACGCGATTACCACGGATAAGATTGCAGCTAATTCGATCACTGCTGGCCTGATCGCTGCTGCTGGTGTTATTACCAGTTCTGCTCAGATAAATGATGCCGTTATTGAAAATGCTAACATTAAAAACCTTTCTATTGATGCGTCAAAAATAGCTAACCTGGCTGTTGATACACTAAAAATAGCGGGAAATGCAGTTAATGTAATCAGGACCGCAACAAGCACATCCGATATCACTTTGAATAACGGAGTTTGGACAACTATTAACAGTATTGCGTTTACCCCCGCGTCTGTTGATGGGAATGCTCAACCTATTAGTTTGAAGTCTTATTTGAGCTGGGATGCCCAGCCAGGAGGAAATAATGCTTATGGCAATATTTTTATCAGAATTAGAGAAAGCGCCAACACATTGACAGAATTTGAAGCTGGCACATTTATTTTGATCACGCAGCCTATAGTGACAATTTATGGAACGCAAACAGTATTTAGCTATTATGGAACCCCGCAAGATACTGCTTCACCGATTTACCTTGATTCTAGGACTAGCGTTACAGCTAGATCTTATACCCTTGAGGCCAAATATGTTAAGTCTGGTTCAGGAACCAATACTTCTTGGGTGGTTCCTGCTGGAGCAATTTTAGAAGCTGTAGAGGTTAAGCGATGAAATATATTATTTACAATTCTGACGGTGATATTCTTAACCAGGTCGATTGCCCAGAAAATGAGATAGACAACTATATTTCTGATGAATTAAGTTACATGAAATATTCCGAATCAGCAGTTAATAAAATAATCGTTGACGGTGAAATAGTTGATAAACAATTGGAGCCTACTCGGACAATTATAGAGTCATCAATAGAACTAACTATTGCCCAGAATCGCAACGGTTTGCTTTATGAATCAGACTGGAGCCAATTACCTGACTCGCCTTTATCCGACAATAAGAAAGCAGAATGGGCAACCTACAGACAAGCGTTGAGGGATATACCAGAAAACTATCCTGAAGCAATATCAATAGATGATATAATTTGGCCAACTAAGCCGGAGTAATAAAATGACTACAGCAGTACAAAGACGCAGAGGCACGACCACTGAACACGCATCCTTCACAGGTTTGGAAGGTGAGATTTCGGTCAACACTACGAAAGAGACGCTGGTAGTCCACGATGGCGCTACAGTTGGCGGCTTTGAGCTTGCAAGGGCTGACGGCTCTAACTTTGTGGCAACTAGCGTAGATATTAACGGCGGCACTATCGACGGCACTACCATTGGCGCATCGTCTGCCTCTACTGGCGCGTTTACTACGCTGACTGCCTCTGGCGAAATCACAGCCAACGGCGGCATAGCCTTGGGCGACAATGACAAGGCTACGTTCGGTGCTGGTGATGATTTACAACTTTATCATAATGGCAACAATAGCTTTATTGAAGACGTAGGAACTGGAAACCTTTATTTAAGAGCAGCCAATAACATCTTTATAGAAGGTGCTACTGCAAACGAATCAATGGCTACTTTCCAAGAAAACGGTTTTGTTAAGCTGTTTTTTAACAATGAAGAAAAACTAGCCACCACCAATACAGGCATAGATGTTACTGGCACAGCCACGATGGATGGGCTTACTGTTGAGGGCAATGGCGCACTGTTTACGCTAGACAATGGGTCAAACGCTGCCACCCTTTCAAACACAAATGGCAATGTTGTTTTAGACTATGATGCGGCAGAGGCTGGCCGGAGCTTCACCGTGCAGCAAAATGGACGTAAATCTTTGCGCGTCAATAACTCAGGAGATGTGTCATTCTACGAAGACACGGGCACAACGCCTAAGTTCTTCTGGGATGCGTCTGCGGAGTCTTTGACTGTTGGAGGTGATGACAGCACTACTGCTACAAGCCTGAACACTCTTGTGCTTGGTGAGTATGCTGACGCTTCTAGCGGAGCTGTTTTAAGGTCTAGCGCTGCTTCCGCCATAAACTTTGAAGATAGTAATGCTTCCACTGCTGGTCGAATTTATTATAACCATACTTCAGACTATATGGCGTTTAATACAGCTACTTCAGAACGCATGCGCCTTGACGACTCAGGCAACTTATTAATTGGACAAACAACTATACCAACGGGACTAGGCGCTTCAAATACCAAGTTAATAATGGGTAGCTTTGAAGACGCCCCAGAGTTTGTTGCTTACAATAGTGATAATGCTATTGAGGCTGGCGATAAGATTGGTGCTTATCTTTTTGGCAATGACGACAACAACGCCACTGAAGACCACTTTGCAGGTATGTGGGCAAAATCTGCGGGTACGACTGGCGAAATGGACATTCACTTTGCGGCTGGTAAATCTAACTACGAAGATGATTCGCCGCACATGACGTTAGACTCCAGCGGTAATGTTGGTATTGGTGTTACTCCAGAGTCTACATGGGATAGTGGCTTTAA